TCGAGCAAAGTATGGATACCCTTTACCGTCACTCCATTGAGCTTGCAATGGACAAACATCAAATCCGATGTCTTGTCGAAGTTTGTTTTCTCGAATACGCATTTGTTGAATTCGCAACCCGTGACTAGCTTGGCTCCACCGCCAGGCCCTTCTGGAAGCTCGAATGTGAAACCAGTGAAGGAACATCCATCAACTTCTCCAAAATGAGCAGGGCTAGTATCCCGTTCGTTGTTCGTATTCAACTTGATTGACGATCTGAATGTAGGGTCTTTGACGAATCGGCAATTGACGAACTTCGCATTGCTCGTAAGTCTCGCACCCTTATTATAGTCGGTCGAATCGACTATGTTCAAAGTACAATTCTTGAATACCATGTTCGTTCCACCCAATCCACCATACTTGAGGGTAGCGTCTTCAATCGTGACATACTGATTGATCGTGTCGCTCCAATCCCTCTCATATTCATGGGAGAATACCATGAGTTCACTGGTCTTGGTAATGGCCCGATTGTTTTCGACATCGGTGAAGAACGGGAATCCTTTGACGGGGGCATATACACGCCCGACACCGCGCCCATTGTCGGTCACGGCAAGGAACATGGTCAATGTATCGATGTACCACTGGTCAAGATGTGTATTCTTGCGCCCGTTGCCCTTGGAATAATACTTGAGTTCTTTCGGAACATATCCGTTCTGCTTCAGTTCGGATAGATCGTCCAACCAGTCCTTGAGTTCCCGTTCGCTGAATCCGTAGAACCACGATTGGAGGTCATCAAAGCGCATATCAAGGAACTGGTCAAGGATCGGAGCAATGTCATACTCCACGAATTCACCAGACTTTACCTTCTTGAACCGTACAGAAACTTTCGCCATTTTGATCCTCAATCTTATTTAGAACGCACAAATCAAGGGGTTATTTTCCCTCAATATCCGCATCTTCTTGTTCTCTGCTGTTTCAATCACCGCACCAGAAATCGGGTCGATGGTATCGGTGTACTCCCAATTATCATCCGCTCCATCGAACTTCTCTTCCTTGAGAACACGAATGCCCTCTGGATTGCCTTCTGGTTCTTCAGTAGATGATGCTTCTTCCCATTCGATTGAATCGGATTGAGTGGTAATCTTATCCCAATCGCACCAAGCACTCAAGTCCCATTTACCGCTAGGTCTGAAATTGACATGGGAGCATATACCTTGGAAATCCTTTGCTTTCTGGTCGTTCTCGAATACCTTGAATCGGTTTTCGTATTCAATTGCCGTCAATGGAATAGCGAACTTGTTGCACAATGCGGTCACAAGGGCGTTTAGAGCACTGTATTGGGCTTCGGTGATTGAGGCATAGTATTTGTACCCTCTGTACGCATGGAGTAGCTTGGTGACGCTAGGATTGCTTCCACCGACAAATCCCTTCGTGTCCACTTTCTCGTTTCCCGAACCATACAGGCTTCCATAGACCGTGTAGAACTTATCGTCTGCGGGGTTGGCCTTGTTTCCCTTGTTCTTGAGTTCGAGCGGCCCGAAATTGGAGATTTCGATTGCGATTGACTCTTGGGACATCGCACCATTTCCACCAATCGCACCCTTACCAAGATGAAATGCCCAATACTTCGGAGGATAGACCTCAATGATCGTCCCGTCACGGGCTACGATGTAATGAGTGGTCATTTGCTTCTGGCTTGTCAATGTCGGCAAGTCGGACGCAAGAAACCCGACCGTGGCATGGAGCACGATCTTCCGTTTCTTGGTCTCTTTGGCAATGAATAGGTCTGGCTTGAGGCGTGTATCGACCGCAACCACATTCTGCCCTGCAATGAGCACGGAGGGGGTTAAACGGGGCAATAAGCCACTGATCTGACCAGTCTTCAGCTTATTGATGGTGTCAATATCGGATTGTGTAAGTTTATCAACGGTTGGCATACCAGTATTTAGTATGCAAGGAAAGCGGAACGGACGAATCCACCGAACGGATCACTCAACCCAACCTCTGCCCGTTCCGCTATTATACATTTCCTATCCGAAGAACATCCTCAACATGGAACTGCAAATCCCGAAGGATTATGTCCGACCCATTGTGATTGAGGGCGATTTCTTCAGAAGAAAGATACATCATATTTCTCAATTGGTAAACATCGGTAATGTTTCCGCTCAAATCGAGCAATTTGATCTGCAATCCAAGGATTTTTGCCTGATTCGGGGGGTTGAACAGGCCATCGGGTCGCCTGATTCGGGAAACCAAGGCATCCGTCAATGTTCGTGCCGACCCAAACGCATCTTCCCTGATTGACACCCTAGCTTCCCATCCATCGAAGTCGAGCTTTGGATAGGCGACAGGGTACATATTCTTGTACACTGCATCCTTCGTGAACTGCCATTGGGGGATACCGACCGCCACGATCTGCTGTGGCTGTACAATATCCGACAAGTCAATGTCCAAGAAGGAAGCAATGAATGTGTAGTCACGCTGAATAGTGGACGCACGGAATCGCTTTAGCTCATCCGCTAATCCAGAAGAGGCGGGTTTCATCCCGCCATCCTTTGTTTCCGTCAAACTCGCCATTCAGCGCACCTTGAGGTTAGAGGGATTCGTAGGCAATCTCGTTGCCCTGTTCATCGACAAGTACCCAATAGTCGTACTGGAAGGTGGCACCGACCATCATGGCCTCACCGCCCGACATCGACAAGGACACATCATCGACATTCTTCAGCCACGCATTCTTGAAACGCATACGGCAAGGTAGCGGTTCGTTGTTGTAGGCAAGAAGGGTCAATGTGATGTCTTTGGCAAGTTCGGCCTTTTCCTCACCAGTGTTCACGGCATTGGACGCACCACGGGTCACATCGAAAATCTGCTGTTTCCACTTGTACAGGGTCTTGGAAACGAACAGGCTCTCATGCTCTTCAAACTGCAAGGTCAAGTCACCAGAGAACTCTTCCTTGCCCGGGAAAAACTGCTTCATCCCAAGGAAGTAGGATTCGATCTGTGTGTTGGTTCGTCCCGCCCAAGTAGCTTCACGGACAAGGAACTTCATGTCTTCTTCAGCACCAGACAGACCGTTGATCTGTACTTGCCAAAGGTAGGTACGCTGAATATCACCAAACCGCTGAAGGTTGTTGATATGGAGGTCACGATTTTGTGCCATAGTTGGACTCCTTTATTCTATTTATGCAAAAGGTAAAAGGAAGGGGTACACTCGTACCCCTTCCAAGCGGATTAGACATAATCCTTCAAGTATTCAATGTTCGGAACGGTGAAGGTCGCCTCGAACTTTTCGTCTTCCATGACGGTCTTGACGGAAGCTTCATCGGTGAAGAGCGGTTCAAAGATCACCCCGTACCAATTGATGAGGCTCTTCTTCAGACCAGTGCGAATTCCAGACACCACATCCAGAGTGACCTTCTTGTTTTCGGTTCCCTCGAATGTTTGGAGCTTTTCTTCGATCTGGGTAGCAACCATCCACATCAAGCGCATAAGCATCGTGTACCCACCGCTAGGGGGGTTCTTGATTGCTTCTTCGTACACCGCATTGAATTCAGCGACAATGGCTTCGCCATCGTTGCTGATCTTTTCAGCATACACATAGTTCTTGATTGAATTGACCGACAGGCCATTCTTCTTGATGAAGGCATCGAAATTCTCGACTTCGAGCTTCGATTCCTTTCCAACAAGCACCTGTTCCAGAATGGTCGTAGTGCCATCGTCCATCAAGCCCTGCGTGAAGTTCGCCAAACAAGCCTTGTAGGAATTCTCCGAGACCTCTTGCATATTGGTCAATTGACCGTGCATTTGGGCTTCGTAGGCATTGAGGAAGCCTTGACGCACCACACCGAAGAAGGATTCAATCATTGCGGGTGGACGATCTTCGGGTTCAACCTCGAACAACTTGAAGAGAAGGAAGTTTCCATCCAGTTCTTCACCACCGATTGACACCTTCGCATCGCTGAAAGCCCTCGATACCATCGCATCGAATGTCAATGCAAGGTTTCGTGGGTTGTGGTACAGTGCCTTGTCGGTTGGGGACATACCCTGCCAATAGAAATTGACTGCGGGGGTTCCGATCATTGGGAACCGTTTGAGGGTTTCTGGTTGGTCTCCGAACT